ACCTCTAATGTTATCAAGGTTCTTTATACCCTCAGATACTTCATTAAAGAACGCACGAGATTCCTCTTCTTGTTGTCTAGCTGCTTCTTCTTGTTGAAGTCTTGCTTGTTCTACTTCTTGCTGTCTAATATCTTTCAATCTGCCTAAAGCATCCTCAGCTTCATCATACAGCACATCATTGTCCTCATATCTGGATATCTTCTTGTTTATTTGTTCTTGTGTATATCCAGCACGCTGCATGAATTCACGTACAACTGCCTTTTGATTATTCTCGTCTTCGAGATCGATGTCATCGAGTGTGAGAGCTTGCTGTTGCCTAGCATAGAAGTCCTCAAACTTACCTCCGTTCTTGATATATTCATCAAGAGCTTGTACACGTTCATCCGCATATTCCGGAACTGAGTTCTCTTTTATCACATCAGCGAAATATGTCGTAAGATCTTCTACAGTAAGAGGTTTATCTTTCTCATCAATCTCGTCTAGATTCCAACCTAAAGAATTACCAATAGCTTCGAAAAGCAACCCAACCTGTTGAGCTTCAGCAACTTGCTCCGCTGTTGGATCATCATTGCCCTCATTGTTGGGCTCTGGTTCATTATTAGGTTGTTCTATTTGCGCATTAGGCTCTGGTGTAGTGTCATCATGCGCGTTTGGATCGTCACTATGATCCGCTGTATTGCCGTCCTCAGGATCTTTCACTGGCGGCGTAGTATTATCTGTGTTATCAACGAGTGGCACATTAGGCTCCATCAAGGTGTCCATATCAGTAGTCTCCTCAGCACCTTCTGCATTAGAGTATATGGAACCGAGGACGTCTTCGAATTCACTCGGAATTGTATTCTTTTTCTTTGCCATATTATAATATGTAAGTATTAGTGTTTCCAGCTACGTGCATTCCTAGAAAACTAGGCTTTACGCACCATAGCTTTAGAATATTTTTCGGGGTTCTTTAGAACTCTTGATTCGAATTCTCTAACACTTGCCCCGTGTTTCTTTGCTGCGGCTGTAAACGTGCCGCGTTTAGAGGGTTTAATGGATATCTTACCGTCCTTATATCCATTAAACTTCGACACAAATTCACTAGAGTATGTAGGATAATATTGCCATGGTGTTCTGACTATAATTGGAGTCCCTGCAGCGTCAACCGCATTCGTCCCTAAATTATGTATAAACGATCTTAATCCCTTTAGATCTGTGGTATACTTTTTATAATCGGACGGTAAATATTTCCAAATATCCTATTCTCTTGCCATAGGAACGCCATCCAAAGATCCAAGTTGCTTTAAATGTCCAGCAGCGTCATATTCTACAAAACTATTTATAGACGGAATATATTCACCGCCAATATATCCTTCGTCTCCTATCGTTTCAATAGGATTTACTAAATAAGACTGATTATCTTTTAATGCTATTTCTAGTGTCTGTGGAGGCGATGTATATACTGGAATGTTTTTTGATACATTATTATAATTGTTACGTATGTACTCAGCATGCGGACCAAAGTCATCGCCAACCGAACTTAAGCGCAACGAATATTCTGGAGATATTTGTTTATTGTATAAGTATGCGTCTATTGCGTCCCCGTATATAGATTTTGGATCATGTAACATTACATTTGCCATGTCCAAATCGTCTACAGTCTTTTTTAAAGATTTACTTACAAATCCAGTATACGCCAAAGAAGGGTCTTCGGCAAAGGAATTATAGTACCCAAAATTTCCATTACGCTTTCCTGTAAGAATATAATTAAGTACGGCTTTTGTTCTATCCTTGTCAAACGTTTTTAAACCAGATTTAATCTTGTCAAACGGTATTGGATTTCCTGTAGTTCTCATTGCGGTTTCTACAGCACGCTTGCCAACAGGTGTATTTGCTATATTTCTTATACCATTCACAACCATGTCTGTAGAAAATTTTATGGCATTTTGTTTTATTGGATACGGGATTCCGTATAATAAACCAACAGCATCCGATGCATATTGTACATATTTCATTGCGTCTGCAGCATCAGATCTCCATGTACGAGTATTATTTGCCTTTTCTACTTGCTATCTTGTCCACAAAGTGTCATCTGACTTTACAACTTCATTTTTATTTGGCTGTTGATAGTTTGGATCGGTTTCATATTTAAATTTTGGTCGTATGTATTTTGGAGTTACAACCATGTTATTAAACACATCCGCATATGGATCATCCATTACTTCATGCCAACTTTGAGTGTTGGCATCCCATTGCATTTTACCTCCTCCATATCCAGGAAGTTTACCGTTTTTATAATGATTAGGAACATCATCCGGCCATCTGTGAGAATATATCTATCCATCTTTCTTGTTATACCAGGGTATATATCCTTCTCCAAGATCAGATACAATAGATTTCATTATAGTAGGATGAGTGGCTCTTTTAAGGTACCTACCTGTTTCGTAATCTCTACTGGGCAAATGTCCTGTTTCATCCCGCTAATAACCAAGTTCGTATGCTCTTTTATAATCATATCGATCATCTTCAAATGGAACTTTGTTTCCATTATCATATACTTTTTCACCGGCTTTCCATCTACGAAACCTTTTAAGAAATGCCTCTCTATCTCTATCCATAAGTATTACCCTCCATCTTATTTGCTATAAGATTAGCTATTATGTTTGTTATGAAGTCGTTTCCTTCGTCTTTATAAACAAACTAAAGAATGAGCTTCAATAGCTAATTATTTTCTCTTGTGAGCTATAGAAGCTCTTGTTCTTCAGTATATGTCATTTCTCACCAGTTACTTTATTACGAATAGCAGCACGAGCTTTAACTCTCTCACGTTCAAGAGCTGCGTCATCTTTTTGCTTCTGCAGTTCCATCTCATGTTTCATACGCTGCTTTTCGAGATCAATCTTTTTATCTTCTATCTCTTTCTTCTGACGAGCTTCATAGCGTTTAGTATACTCGTCAGATGCAATCTTACGTTGTGCTGTAGCATCCTTAGCTATCTCCATAGGATCAGGTATACCATTATTATTAGCATCCTTCTCTTCTGTACCACGATATGCACTAATCTCAGCTACTGCAATCTTAGTCTGGTTATCAGCATCAATACGATAACGCTCAAGCTCCATCTTAGCTTCCTCAAGCATGAGCTCTTGTTCACGCTGTTCGTTCTGCATCTATTGTAGTTGTACAGCTTGCTGTTGCTCAGCTTCTTGAGCTTGCTGTTGAGCTTGTTCTTGACGTTCTTGCATCTCCTTAAGCTTCTGCTTAATGATGTTGAAGTTATCGTTTGTAAGTACCTCAGCGGCCTCTAAGAGACTGGCTCCATTCTGCATAGCCGGCTGAATAAGCTGCTGCAACTTCTAAATGTTCTCCATGTCTTTAGAAGTGTCGCTTACAAACACATCCATGTCTTCGTAGTAGAACTTATCTGCTATATCTATATAAGCACGTTCCCCATTATCGAATACATAGCTAAGCTTCTTCTTACCTGTTTGCTGCCAAGCACCTTTAGCTGTATTTAACAGCATATTCAATGCATGACGCTTACACTGATTATGTGCCCAGAATAAAGGTTCTGTAATATGTGAAGATTGTACTACAGATCTTTCAACATTACCTACAAGTTCATTAGAACTAATAGCACCTTCTCTCTGCTCTGTAATACCAGATATAGTGCCTGCAAGTTGCTCTATCTTATCCATCAACTGAATATACTCAGCGATGACATTAGACATGGTTAGATCAAGTGAGGTTATCTGGTTAAATGTGGCTGGCTTTCCTCCTTCACGTCCAGGAACATTCCAACCTTCCTCGTAAGGATTAATAAAGTTCACACCAACAGAAGACAAGTAATGCATCCATCTATCAGGTGTTATATTCATAGACTTAGGTATCTGTGTGATATCCATGTTCACAACCTTACCTTTATCTCTAGCAATAGCAAGTTCTAGTCTATACCACAGTACAATATACATATATTGCAGTGGTTTAAGTATGCTTACAAGCGACCTAGGCTTGCTGTTTGTATTACTGTAGACACATCCACAGTATGGAAGTTTTTGAGAATTTGGATTATCAATGGATACGTGTTGATATTCAATAGGCTGTATACCAAAATAAAGATCACTACCAGCACGATAACCCTCCCAAACTTCAACTATCCAGTCTGGTTCTACACTGATTTCTGTACCAGTCTTCTTATAATCTTCATCTTGTATTGATATCTGAGCTTGTCCAGCTTCATCCAAATATGTTACATAGAATATTTTCTTGAAGGATTTCCAACAACAATGCCATACGTTGATTGTTGTTCTAGTCTTAGTGTCGATATCAGGATTGTCGTATATGCGCATCTATATACCAGTAAACGTAT